CAGCAACCCCGACAAGCCGGTGCGGGTGATGGAGGCGCGGCTAAAGAGGGACGGCTGGTGTTGGGTGCTGCTCGATATCTCGGATCCTGAGATGCCCCGCTACGAGGTGCGCGCGGTCAACCCCGGGGCCCCTGACGGGCTCGGGGAGGATCTGTCGCCGCTGTACCTCGGGGAGCCCCTGAGCGGCGACGCCTACCCCTACCGCTACAGCGACGGGCGCCCCTTCATCCCGGGCGTGCTCTACCACGCCGCGATGAACGGCGATCGGCTCTGGGATCCCTACGAGGGGATCGAAGTGGTGGAGGGATCCCTAAACGCCGCCGTCGGCTGGTCTTTCTGGTTCCACTGCCTCCGCTCCGCGAGCTGGCCCCAGCGCTACATGGCTGGCGTCGTCCCTCGGGGCGCGCGGGCCGTGGACAGCTCGACGGCTAAGCGGCACGAGGTCATCGCGGATCCGGCGACGGTGCTGCTCCTCGAGCACGACGGCGGCGACACCGCCACCCAGGCTGTGATCGGGCAATGGGGCCCCGCCGCCGAAGTGGGCGAGCTCGCGGAGGCGCTGTCGCAGTTCGAGGCCCGCGTGGCCGAGTTCGCTGACGTGTCGCCGTCCGACGTTCAGCGCCTCGGGGGCACCGCCCGCAGCGGCTACGCCATCGCGCTCACCAACCAGGGCAAGCGGGACGCCCAGCAGCGGATGGAGCCCGTGTTCAGGCGCGCCGATGAGGAGCTGGTGAGCAAGACCGCCGCGATCCTCAACCGCTCGACGGGCGCCGGGCTCCCCGAGGATGGCTACCGGCTCGCCTACCAGGCCGTCCCCCGCAGCCCCCAGGAGATCCGAGAGGAGCGCGAGCACGTGCTGGCGCTGCTGGACAGGGGCCTCATCTCGCCCGTCCGCGCCTATGCTCAGCTCCACGGCGTCGACGAGCGCACCGCCGAGATCCGGCTGGAGGCCATCCGGCGCCAGCGCATCGACCTCAACCTGACCCGTTAACCGCTCACCCGAGGACTACATGAGCACTGACAACCCCCAGAGCGTTCCCTACGATCGCTTCAAGACCGTGAACGATCAACTCAAGGCCGCGACCGCCGAGCTGGAGCAGCTCCGCGCCAGCGCTGGCCAGGCTGAGGCGCTGGCCCAGCGGGTGGCGTCGCTGGAGGCCGACCTGGCCCGCACGAGCGCCGAGGCCGCGCAGACCGTCAGCCTGGCCCGGATCGGCGTGACCGACGCCGACGACGCCGACTACCTGCGCTACCGCTACGACAGGATCCCCGAGGGCGAGCGGCCCACCTTCGACGCCTGGGTAGCCGCCGGGGCTGAGGCCCGCGAGGGGATCTGGGCCCGGGTGCTGCCCTCGACGCCCGCCGCCGCGACGCCCTCGACGCCCGCCGCCGCCCCCGAGGCCACCGCCGCCCCGGCGCCCTCGACGCCCGCCGCCGCCCCCGAGGCCACCGCCGCCGCCGCGCCGCCCCCGAGCGACAGGGCTGGGGACGCCCCGGTCAACGGCGCCCAGCCTGCCGCCTGGGGCAACCAGACGATCGCGCAGAAGGCGGGCGACGTGAACTGGTACCGCCAGCACCGTGAGCAGATCCTGAACTCCACGCGCTACGGGAACGGGTAGACGATGCCCACCTGGCGCCCGCCCGTTGAAGTCGCCCGCGCTGCCCGCCGGGGCCTGGAGCTCCGCGCGGAGCAGCCCCCGAGCAACCGGGCCGGCACGCCCGTCGGGCTGGCCCGCGCGTCTCAGCTCGCCAACCGTCGCCCGGTGTCGTTGGAGACGCTGCGGCGCATGCGCAGCTACTTCGCCCGGCACGCCGTGGACAAGGAGGGCGAGGGCTGGGGCCGCGACTCCAAGGGCTATCAGGCGTGGTTGATGTGGGGAGGCGACCCCGGGCGAGCGTGGGCGAACAGGATCCTGCGCGACGTTGAACAATCTTGACAGCCCGGATCCCGGGCGCTACCGTCCCCTGTAGCCGTCCCAGGGTCGCACCCGTCAACAGCGGAAGGGACAGACGCACCCTCCCCCTTCCAACCTGCTGACACGAGCTGACACATGGCTAACGAGATTTACTATTCTGGCCTGGGCGACCTCCGCTACGCGACCATCCTGGCTGGCGAGCTGGGCCTGCTCCTGGCTGACCGCGCCTCCCTCTGGCGCAACCCCGCGATCACCTTCTACGGCGACGCCCGGGGCTCCGGCTCCACCGTCTTCGACGTGCCCCTGGCGGGCCTCGACGGCTACGACCTGATGGCCAGCGTCGCGGAGAACGCGAGCACCTCCAACACCGCCCTCACCGACGCCAGCCCCGCCATCACCGTGGCCCGGCAGGCCCTCCAGTATCAGATCAGCGATCTGGCCAACTCCACCGACTCCGTGGGCCTCACCGCCGAGCGCCTGGCGCAGTCGATGGTCGGATCCGCCTCCATGCGGTTCACCGAGATGGTGGCCAACGTCGCGGACGACTTCACCGCCACCGTCGGCACCTCGGGCGCCGACATGACCGTGGATGACTTCTTCGACGCTCAGTTCGCGCTCACCCAGTCCAGCGTCCCCGGCCCCTACCTGGCGATGCTCTACCCGGTGCAGCTCACCGACCTGCAGAACTCGATCCGCGCTGAGGCTGGCGCGCTCCAGTTCATGCCCGCGACTCAGGAGATGCTCAACATCAAGGGCCCCGGCTTCCAGGGCATGTTCAACGGCGTCGAGATCTTCGCGTCCAGCCACGTCCCCACCGCCAACGCTGGCGCCGACTCCGCGGGCGGCATGTTCGGTCGCGGCGCCATCGGCTACCGCGAGATGAGCGTCAGCGTGGTCCCCGGCCACAACGGCGTGATCCAGGCCACCGGCCCGATCTCGGTGGAGTTCGAGCGCGACGCCGCCGGGGCGCTCACCAAGATCGTCGGTAACTACTTCGTCGGCGTCGCCATCATCGAAGATGGCCGCGGCGTGTCGATCATCACCGACCGATAGTCTCCCGGGAGGCGGGGCCGGCTCCAGGCTGGTCCTCGCCTACCGGCCCCACCTCCCCTTCCCCCAACGGCAGCGAGGACCACATGCCGATCGACTTCCAGGGCTCCATCCCGCAGCGCGGAGGCCCCGCGGCCCCGCGTCTCAACCTGGCGCCCCGCCCGTACTTCACCCTCAAGCACCACCCCGCCCGCTGGGGCCTGGTGGGCGGCAAGATCCGCCCGATTCTGGGCCAGATCCGCTCGGATCCTGGCGTGGGTGGCGTGGATAAGGACGGCAACACCGCCTACGCTGAGGCGGACGCCATCGGGCGCCGCGGCTGGTACCCGGTGCGAGTCGATCCCGCGGAGTACATCCGCGTTTACGACGGTAGCCGCGGGCCGGTCCACCTGGCCCGCTGGGAAGTCCCCAAGCAGATCGGCAACCGCACGATCCTGAAGGTTGACGAGGCCGCGTATCACGAGTTTCTCGACGAGCTCGTGGCGCGGGGCCTGGTGGAGCCGATGGATCCCGATCTGCTCCCCGCGCTCATCGATGAGGCGCAGGCCCGCGCAGACCGCACCGAGCCCGTTGGCGGCGCTCGCCACCGCGCCGCCCTCGAGGCGCTGGAGCAGGTGCAAGCCGCCGCCGGCTCCGAGCCCCCCGCGGCCCGCAGCTCCAAGGCGAGCAAGTGAGCGGCGAGCAGCCCGGAGTCCGGCGCACCATGGAGCAGATGCACAAGCGTCTGCGCGAGAACGGCGCGTCTGAGTCTGACGCGCGACGCATCGCCCGCGACGCCGCCCTCCGCTACGACCGCCGCGTCCGCGACGGCGAGCAGCGTAACCCCGTCTCCCACGGAGACACCCGCGACTAACCCCCAGCCCGGTAAGGCCGCGCCCGCCGGGCGTATCAGGAGTTTCTGATGGCCGTTTCCCCGTTCTCTCACCGGATCCGCAAGGGTATCGCCGCCGTCGGCGTCGCCATCCGTGGCAGCGCCACCGAGGCCGACGCCAGCAGCCCGATGATCATCAGCGGCAGCGGCGCCCCCGTCAACGGCACCACCGCCGCCCCCAACGGCGCTGGGACCGTGCTCTACATCCGCACCAACGGCACGAGCTCCGACGAGGTGCTGTACATCTCCCGCGACGGCGGGGCGAACTGGGCCGCGGCGGTCCTGGCGAGCTGATGAGCACGACCGAAACCAACTACACCGCCCGCCAGGCGCAGCCGCAGTATCTGGAGCGGGGCCGGCAGCAAGTCACCAAGCTGCCGATCTACCGCGACGGGGCGCTGGCTGAGCCGAGCGCCGGCACGTATTCGCTCTACGACAGCAGCGGCGGGGCCGTGCTGGACGCGGTGGCGGTGACGGTTTCGGGATCCGTAGCTCAGTACACGATCAGCGCCGGCACCCTCCCCGCGTCGCTCGACGTGGGCGATCGGTGGCTCGAAGAGTGGGCGCTGACGATGCCTGACGGCGTCACGCACACATTCCGCCGCCCCGCCGCCCTCGTGCTGCGTCGCCTCTACCCCGTCGCCACCGACGCCGATCTGGAGGCGCAGTATCGCGATCTCGGATCCGCGTTGATGCCCAGCGCGATCACATCGTGGCAGGAGAAGCTCGACGAGGCCTGGCTGCAGATCATGGGGCGCCTCATCGGCGCGGGCAACCTGCCTTACCTCATCATGGATCCCTACGCGCTGCGAGAGGTTCACGTCGATCTGACCCTGTCGATCATCTTTAAGGAGTTCCACAGCTCCACTGGTGACAGCCGATGGATGGAGAGCGCCCAGCACCATCGCGTCAACTATGAAAAGGGGTGGGCTCGCCTCAACTTCCGTTACGACACCGACCACGACGGCTCGATCTCCAGCGAGCAGCGGCAGAGCGCCGCGGCGTCGCTGTGGCTCACCGACACCAGCGCCGCAGATCGTAGGATCCGGGGCCTGCCCTGGCGGGATCGCTACTGATGGCCACCACGGTCGCACAGGTGCGGCGAGCGCTCCGTGACCAGCTCCTGACCCTATCGGGCTGGCGTGAGACGTCGTTCCCGCTGGGGATCCTCGAAACCCCGAGCACCCAGGGGCATCTCTCGTTCAGCGTCGTTGACGAGAGCGCCCAGAACATCAGCCACCGCGGCAAGTCCGGCGACACCGTGGCGCACGAAATTAGCTTTCGGGTTTCGTTCCTGTACCGAATGACCCCGAGCGCCGCTGATCTGATGACCGATTGGGATGACAGCAGCGACGCCGCGCAAGACGCCATCCAGGCCCTGATGAATCAGGGATCCTGGCAGT